CGGCTCTCGCCGTAACTCTCGTCTAACGGAGGTTTAATGTCATCGGGCAATATCGTCAAAGACTTTCGGATCTCGAAGCCTCTCGGCTGCGGGACGACTCTAGTCGGGAGATACTTCACCCGTACCTGGTCGGGCACCAACACACCGAAAGGTGCGAAGGTGTTTTCCGAAAATCCTTACAACTTGAGCGTCCTCGACCTCGTCGACAGGGAAATGCAGTGGAAGGGCAATTCTCCAGGTGAAACCTGGAGGACTGGCACCTTCCTTTCCTGTTTCGGGGGCTTGGGCGTTCCGGCTGTTTGGACCTCGGCGGACGATTTAACTCTCCAAGGCAAGCTTGTGGACCAAGTTCGCAGTCATGATTTTAATCTCGCCGTTCTCCTCGGAGAAGGCAAAGAGACTATGTCTATGATCACGAGCTCGGCTACTAAGATTGCTAAGGCGGGTTTTGCCGTTCGTCGCGGTCAACTAGGCGTTGCCGCGCGCGAGTTAGGTGTGCCCTGGAAGGGCCGCGTTAGAAAAACTACTAGTGCGAACTGGCTGGAGCTTCAGTACGGATGGATGCCCCTTTTAAAGGACATCGATTCCGGTGCTAAAGCCATAGTCACTCTCACTAATAAGCCTCTGACGCAGTCTTTCCGAGCCTCTCTAACTCGCACGTTCGATAGACCCAGGCCGGCTGGCGGCGGAGTGATGTACAGCACTCAGAGGATTACGCGTAAAACGTATATCCTCCGAATGCGTGAGCAGTACTCCGCCATCGCCAGTCTGGGTCTACTCGATCCTGAGCTCGTCGCGTGGGAGCTTGTGCCTTTCAGTTTTGTTGCCGATTGGTTTATTCCGATCGGGAACTATCTGGATACACGTGCTAACATCGGTCGTCTCTCAGGGACATGGATTGTCTCTACATCGGACAAGGCGAATGTTTCTTTTGCCAGTAGTGGGCCTAATTACACCATCATCGCTGATGGTGAGACCTACTACTCAAAAAGCTTCACATTCTCCCGTACGGTTTCGAGCAGTCCGCCTAGAGTGCCATTGCCTTCTTTTAAACCACTTAGTAAGGTGGCTTCTTGGAAGCATTGCCTCAATGCGCTTGCGTTAATTTCGCAGGCCTTCCGTTAGTTGGTCTTTCGACCGACGTCCGTCTTGGAGGTGTATTATGCAAGAATCTACACGCCGCCGTTGGCTTATGAGCCAATATCGCTTCCTGTCTGCTCAGCTCTCAGAAAGAGACGAGCTCTTCGAGCCCCTCAGTGATGAGGAACTCAAGGACTTGAAGGATCACGAGCTCTCTCGAGTCGTGCGCGAAATGCAAAGGATTGCGAACACACCGCCTGGACGGTAACTACTCATCCTCACCTACTCAGGAAAGCCCCGAGTAATCGGGAAGTACTGTGGTGAGATCAGCTAACTAACTCCCTCTTGGGAGTTATCCTGGAGTTCGGATCTATGTCCGCAATTGCACCGATCGTCATCAACGACGGAGCTGCTACCCCGGTAGCGCACACTTTCAACCCTGTCACTTCCGTTCCTCCTTTCTACCGTGAATCGCAAGCTGGCCTCGCCCTCGTCGGGCAAGGCCGGATTACGGTCACGAGTAGTCAAGAGGCCGGCAATGGCATGTCGAAGGTGCGCGCTGTCCTGGAGCTGCCAGCTCTCGAGACGGTGACCGCTCAAAACGCCCAGGGCTACACGGCTCAGCCGAAGGTCGCCTACACCCACAAGGTGGACGCGACTTTCTTCCTCCCGAACCGGGGGACGGCGCAACAACGAAAAGACCTGCGTACGCTCTTCAGCAATTTGCTGTCGAACGCCCAGATCATCGATAACATCGACAATCTGGCTCCGCCGTACTGACGGAGTGCCCTGTGAGGGGCCTTGTCTTTCGTTGAAACGCTCGTACCCTAAGGGATGGAGGAAGCTGTGGTCTGTGACCCTAAACCGAATGAAAAACCGCTCTCGCGGAATTCCACTCGTGGCGTATCCCGTCGCATAAAGCGCGGGTTCTACACCGAAAGGAGTAGATTTGAGTCAGATCGAATCAACGTCGAGCTTGCCCGAAGGTTTGCAAATCAGTCTGGTCCCCACGTCAACGCGCTTAATGCGCTTATTGACGCTGGTGATCTGTCTGGTTTGGTTAACTTCGAGTTCGATTACCGCTCTGCTATTCTTTCTCGTGATTTGGCCAACGCTCGTCGTTGCGTAGCTCTGTTCCAAAAGAACAGCTCTATCAACCTGGGTATTGACCTCGAGGAAGTAGCTTGGGAATCGTTCGCGAAGTCCGAAATCATTTGCAGCCAGACTAACGCACGATTCGAGTCTTATGAGTCCGGGGTCATTGACCCTGGCGTTGAAGCCGTAATCCTTATGGCTCAGCGTAAAATTGCTCAAATACTCGGACCGTGCCCATCTCTGGAACAACTGCACTTCGGTTTTGGACCTGGGGCTAGTACGACTTGCAGAAAAAGAACATCTGCAAGACGCAAGCTTGCAACTCTACCAGTATGCTCAAAAGAGGCTTATCAGTCTGCTAAGCAGCTGATGGCTCTATTCCCGGCTTACTCCGATCTTTACCCAAAGATCGGCGTAGGTAGGGGAGAACTCTCTTTTGTCCCAAAGAATGCAAAGACGCACCGCTCTATCATGATCGAGCCTATCCTTAACACGTTCGTTCAACGTGGGATAGGCCGTTTTATGAAAAGGCGGTTGGCAGCTTTTGGTTGTAACCTCTACGACCAAAGCGTCAACAAGTCTCGTGCTCAACTAGGGTCCCTCATGGGGACCTATGCGACAATAGACTTGTCCTCTGCATCCGATCTTATCAGCAAGAAGGTCGTAGCGACCTTGCTCCCTGTTGAGTGGTGTGAACTACTCACACAGTGGCGCACCGGCGAGATCGAGTATAAGAAGAAGGGCCTCATGTTCAAGCTGGAGAAGTTCTCCTCGATGGGGAACGGCTTCACGTTTGAACTTGAAAGCCTCATCTTCTATGCTCTTTCCGTCAGTGCGTGCAAACAGATCGACATATATCCCGACGTCAGTGTGTACGGGGACGATATTATCGTCCCCACTGACGCGTACGCTCATGTGACAGAGACCCTCGAGAAGTTTGGCTTCCTGGTTAACACCAAGAAGTCATATTTCGAAGGCTCTTTCCGTGAATCGTGCGGTGGCGATTATATGGATGGGTTTGATGTTCGTCCTTTCTTCTGTAAGGGGCGATGGACAGATGCGCGTCTCGTGAGTCTTCATAACCATCTCTTATCGAGTGGCTATGACGATCGCGAGGTTCGCTCTTATATCGTCAGTCTTCTCCCGCCGGCACATAGGTTATATGGGCCAGCTGGATACGGAGACGGTCATCTGCACGGACCCTACAGAGGCACTGCTTATCGCTGGCATGAGGGCTGGCAAGGCTTCGTTTTCGACACTTTTGTTAAGGTGCCGAAGTCGGACTCTGCTGACTCTCTTGCTAGTGATCCGCTGTTGCCCTCTTACATGCAATATCTGAAATCCGATGCCCCTCCCGGGGTTGAAGAATTCAGTGTTACATCATTCGCGTCCCGCTTCACTCCAAAAGAGTATAGCGGTACTGCGAGTGACCCCCTCTCTCTGAGAGGTGGTGAAGAGGTGCGAAGGATTCGCATCTACATACTGGCGTAACCTCTCACGAGGTCACGTTACAAATCCCCCGAA